GATAAAAAACCTTGCATGGAACTATTCAGAAAGCCGATGCAGCAGGGTAAGGAGTAAGAGCCGAAGCGAGATGTTCGAGACGATGAATGAATCGTTCAAGGATGAAATCGTTGCTGACATCATAAAAATCTGCGAGGCCATAGGTATGGATCCAGAGCGGGTCATGCAGAAGACAAAGGGAAAGGCTGACGCTGTAGCCGCAAGACACCTGTGCGTTTACCTGATTGTCAATAAGAACGGCTACGACTCAAGGATGATGGCGAGGATAGGCAAGGTTCTGTCTGGAAGGGACAGAGCAACCATTTATTACAGCTACAAGACCGCAGTGGCGTTGCTTCATGTGAAGGATCCGTACTTCACCACGATACACAAGGAGGCGAATGGAGTTATTTAAATCATCACAAAATAAACTAACATGAAAAAAAGCTGGGTAACAAAAATCAAAGACAGAACCGATGAGTGGTTCGAGTACAGGAAGAACGGTCTTGGCGCATCCTCCGCTGCGATAGTCTGCGGGTACAGCGACTATAGACCAACTAAGATGGAACTATACCACGAGAAGGTGGGTACGCTTGAGCCTGATAGGAGTACGAGCGTTCCTGCTTTTCACGGAATACAGCAAGAGGCGTATGTGGCTGATCTTTGGAGACATTACGATGGTACTCCAAATGGTTACGTTGCGAATCATATGTCTGGGAACGTCATACGTCAGGCACGTCATCTTGTTGGTTTCATACAGAACCCAAAGTACCCCCACCTGTACTGCAACATCGACAGGGTTGTAAGTAAAGGGACACCGATACTTAACGATGACGGAACAATTTCAAACGAGAAAGCACCTAATAACTTTCCGCTTGAGATAAAGACCATGAACGGATTCGTGTTCAAGGAAAGCGGTGGTGTTCCTGACGCATACATCATACAGGTACATCAGCAGATGCTCATAATGGAGTGCGACTACGCTGAGATAGCCGTTCTGATAGACGGAAGGAACTTCAGAGTATTCCCGATAAGAAGAAACGAGCAAATCATTGAGATGATACTCGAAAAGACATACGACTTTTGGAAGAGGGTCATACAGGGTAGACAGGCTCTCATTCATGCCGAACAGGCTAAGGAAGATGGTGATCAGGAGTCGTACAATGACTGGATCGGTGTCATACAGTCTTTGGAACCAGAACCAGATGGGAATAGCAACTACTCTGCATACTTCTCAGAAAGACACGAGGTTGAGCAGGAGATAATGATGGGAAGCGAGGAGCTTCTTGGTCAGGCACAACATCTCCAGACCGTAAAGGAAATGATCAAGCAGCTTGACAAGGAAAAGACTGAACTTGAGAACAAGATAAAGTACGAGTTCGTCAAGGAGTCCGTAGAGAAGATAGAGTTACCTGGGAACGGATACATGAGGTACTACCAGAGGGCGAACAATAACGTCAAAATGCTCGATGTAAGAATACCAAAACCAGACTCATACCTGATAGGGGTAGAGTTGGAAAAAATTGACCGAGAGTTAGGTTATCTCATTTAATGATCGTAAATTAGAGACATGGAAAGACTTATAAAACTTCAACGTGAATTGAAGTCACCGAAGAATCAGACAAATAAGTTCGGTGGCTATAACTACAGAAACTGTGAGGATATTTTGGAAGCCGTTAAGCCATTGCTTGATAAGCATGGGCTACTTCTGAACCTTACTGATGATGTAAAAGAACTATGTGGTGTAATGTACACCGAATCAATTGCAACGATAACGGATCCAGAGACAAAGGAAATAGTTCAATCAAAGGCTCAGGCTGGCATAGACCCTGCTCAAAAAGGCATGAGTATTGGGCAATGCTTCGGTGCGTCATCATCATATGCTCGTAAGTATGCCCTGAACGGTCTTCTTCTTATTGATGACAATAAGGACTCAGACAACACTAACAAGCACGTTAAAACAAAAGAGCGGTCAACTACTGTTGTCGAGAAAAGTGCTGGAGCGAAGAAGAAAGTAGTGGCTGGAACAGCAGAGTACAACAAACTCGTTGAGTGGATAGAGTCAGGCAAAGGGACTATTGAAAAGGCTCTTGAGTCATTTGATATCGACAAGGCGACAGAGAATATTCTTAGAAAATCAATCAAATCAAAATAACATGAGTTCAGTAAACAGAGTAACGCTTTTGGGTAATGTTGGTAAAGCCCCAGATGTAAGAGAAACAAAAGGGGGGAACATCGCAAACATCACGCTTGCAACTTCCGAAAAGTACACCGACAAAAGCGGACAGAAGCAGGAGAATACCGAGTGGCACAACTTGGTAGTATACGGTAAGCTTGCAGATGTTGTTGCCAAGTATGTAAAGAAAGGTGACAAACTGTACGTTGAAGGGAGTATCACTACAAGGAAGTGGGAGGATAAGGAAGGTAACACACGATACACTACAGAGGTTAAGGTACGTGATCTTACAATGCTTGGTGGGACAGAGAAGAAATCAACTCAACCAACAGCAGTAGCGGTAGGTGAAGACGAAGATGATCTTCCGTTCTGATAAGTGTCTGATTTTCAATTAGTTAGAAAGCCCTGTCGTAATGATGGGGCTTTTTATTATCTTTAACTATGGCGTACACAAGAAAGATAAAGCTAAAGATAACCGATGAGGTATATCAGAAGATGCAGTCCCGTAACCAGTTGTGGACAAGGGAGGCTTTTGACAGGTCTGAGGAGGTTGCTGGACAGTTCAAGGACAACATAATATATCTCTGCGAAAAGAAAAAGATCAAGTCAAAGGACATGATAACCTGGATGAATCAAATGGGACTCAAGTTCAGAGGAAGAAGGCTGTATGAATGGGGAGTTGAACACGCAGTATATCCAACTCTCATTGAGATAGTATTCTTCTCAAAGTACTTTGATGTTGACCCTGGCATAATGATATCCAAGGATCTCCGCGAAGTTGATAGGGTTAACGGTCTATTAAAATAGATCATCAAGCATGGCCTCCACCTCTTTCGTCATGCGGACATCCATGTATGTTCCATCTGAAAAGAAGAGTGTTGCAACGGCTGTTCTATCAATGTGCCTCGTGTAGGCTCGTGCAATGTCCTCTGGGTGGAACCACCCGATTGATTCTTGGTATTCTGGCTTTGGTAACTGTTGTGGAAACGGAAGGTCGAGCCTTTGATTTTCTTCTTTTATTCTCTCTATTTCCTCAATGTTCGTGCAAATGAATGTAGAAGCTCTCATTCACCAAAGATACGAACTATCTTGAGATAATGTTCCTGCCGACCCTTAATCCAATGTAATGTTTTCCATTGAATCCATAGTCAGCACCAAAGTAGGTCTTCTTTATAGTTGCCTGTAGTCCTATGCCCATGAGTGGGGTGTAAGACGAATTGAAGTCTGATATGAGTCCAACATTCCCATGTATACCGAGTGCAAATTTTGCACGTACCACTTTTGGAGTGTAATCAATGCGTAGATTCTCCGTCATGTTCTGGTAGTTCTGCCACCTCAACCTAAGTGCACCACCTCCTACTGTTGCAGTTGTGTCATAGTTCACCACCTCCGTTAGCCATGCCTCAATTATCTTCAGCGTATCGACCAGATACATTGTATCAATAACGATGTGTTCTACAGTGTTCTCCTGTACTATTGTATCGTATATGATACGTGTAGAAACGTATCTTACCGTATCGGTCTTGAACCTGTCAACGTATTCTATCTTCGGAATCGGCTTGTCTATCACCTTAGTAATAACCTCCTGCGGCTCACCACCACACCCCCTCCATGCAACTATCACACCCAATAGGAATGCTATCAGGTAGGGTAGGTACGTTTTCACAAGGTGCTTTGTAATGTCGTTCATATTTTTCTTTTTTAAGACCCTCTATTCTAAGACCCATTATCACTATGATGATGCATAATGATACTATTGCTGACAATATTATTTTTCTTTCACCGTCCTCCATTAGTAACTCCAAATGGTTGGTCTAATAAATCCCTTATGACCATTAGGTATTGTATCGAGGTGAATGAATCTTCCAGAACCCTTTTGTTGAATACCTATGCCAGTAAATCCAATTTCAAGTGCAAGTTTCAGTAGATAATAAGCATCACCTCTATCTACTTTAATGTCAGCCGCCATCCCAGAGTAGTGTGCTCCTGGTTCATTCTTTTTCGCTTCTATTGGATGTGTCCTGTCCCTGAATCCAGAGCTTACAGACATTGGCTTACCGTATGCATTTCTTAGCTGCTGAAGCTTTTCCATGAACTCTGGCTTCATCTCGTTCTTGCCAGTATGCTTGCAGTCGAACTCCTCCTTGCTGAAATTAGGGTAATCACTCCAGTTCATCTATCTTCTTCTTAGGTAACTTGCCAGCGTGTGAACACTTTCCAGTTGTCAAGCATCTCTTGTCGCACTCGATCGGCAGCAGCTCACACCATATTTTCTTTTCCTTCAAGCTATCTTCCTTGCCCTCTGTACTTCTTACTACTTCTATGCTTGTTCTCGCTCTTGCGGTGTCTTCGAAGCTTCTTCTTCCCCCTTCTTATGAAGTTTGTGATTGCCTGTTTTTTCATCTCTTCATTATCTTCTCTATGAATGATGCGATATCGAACCTTTCGTCAAATTCAACCACGTTCTCAAGTATCGACTTGCCCTCTACCGCCATCAGGAACGAGTAAGCTCCAGTGACTATCCATCCGAATATGTCTACCGACTCTCCCTTCACTTCAAATGTATCAAGACCGTGAACGACTATCAGGAACACACCGTACTGAAGTGCCTTTACAACAGTTCTCCTTAGCCCGTATGAGGTAACTGCCTGTTTATTCTTCAATGCCTTTGCTATGCCTGTTGCAAGGTCAAGCATCATGAACACGGTCAGATACTTCAAGAACTCCCAATCTGCAAACAGATACTTTTCGGTAAAGGTGAATATGGGTGTTACAACAAAGGTGAACAGCCATATCTTCGTGTCAATGAAGTTTGATCCGAACTTTACAGCGCAGTCTTTGAAGACTCCCCAATCGTCTATGGTGTGGTCTGCTTTCATAATACTAAGTTACCGTCTTCGTCAATGTCAGGAACAATATCGTATTCAAGTAGCCTTGCAAGCCAAATTGCCTCATCAATGTATGTCTCCCATACATGAATGGTATCCGTTCTTTGATCTGGATCTGTCCATCCGTAACTCAATACGGACTCTTTGTCTTCACCATCGAATGTGATCCAATACGTTCTAACTGGTGGGTTGATTATGCTGTTCATCTTATACTGCTCCTCCGTCTGTTATTGTCCAACCGAAATTTGAAATAAGTGATGCTCTTGCCGCATCTGCAGCTCCTCCTCCCGTGTATTTGCTACCCCCGAAGTGAATACTTATCGTGTATGGGTATCCTGTGCCTCCTGCCCAAGTTGCTTGAAGTGTTGCTTCCCATCCGACTAAAAGAGCATCGTAATTGGCTGTTGATAATCCTGTTGCACTAATCATAAACTCACCAAAATTAGATACTGATGTAATGTCCCAAGCAGATAGGTCTTGGTCAAAAACATCTGCATCCCAAAACATTCTAAACATATTCGTGGCAGATGAAACATTCCACATAGATATATCCTGATTGAATTGTGACCCACCAAACGTTCTTCTAAAATCAGTCCCCGAGCTTACATCCCAATTATCCAATGGTTGATTGAATGGGGTATTATAAAAGATTTCATCACCGAAGGTACCACCACCGAATGCTGTCACATTACTAACATCCCACGTATTAAGTGGTTGATTAAATGAAATGGCATTGTAGAACATTCCAGATATATTTTTTAAAGAAGTAGTAGTCCAAGATGAAATATCTTGATTGAATGCTTGAGCATTAGAGAACATTCTCCTCATAGTAGTGACCGATGAAACATTCCAGTTATCAAGCGGTTGATTGAAGGATGTTGCACCTTGAAACATACCTTCCATAGTGGTACAACTGCTCACATTCCAACTATTGAGCGGTTGATTGAATGATGTTGCACCAAGAAACATACTTTCCATAATAGTAACACTACTCACATTCCAAGAGCCTATTGGCTGATTGAATGCTGTTGCATTCCAAAACATTCTCTGCATATTCGTGGCAGATGATACATCCCACATAGATATGTCTTGATTAAATTGAGTTGCTGCAAAGAACATTCTTCTAAAATCTGTTCCAGAACTCACATCCCAACTATTAAGTGGCTGGTTAAACGGTGTGTTGTAGAATGTGTCAAAACCGAAGTATTGGCCACCGAATGCTGTCACATTACTAACATCCCATCCGTTAAGTGGTTGATTGAACGCCAGACAGTTAAAGAAACAAGCAGCAATACTTGTTACTGATGACACATCCCAATGCTCTATGTCCGAATTGAATACGGTGCACTCTTGGAACATTTTAAAAAAAGATGTAGTGGTAATATTCGGAGCGTCAGTTGCACTTACCTGTAAGTTGTTGCAGCCATAGAAAACTGCATTAGTCGTTAATGTCAGATTCCCCCAGTTGGATAC